AAAATATAGCTAAAGGTAAGATGTCAGCAGCTTATTGGGCAGATAAAGTAAAATGGAGTCCTAGTAAAACACAGTCTCCATCTAAAAAATGGAAAAAGGGATCTTGATATGGCATTAAAAACTAAAATGGCTACAAATACGCTGAGAAGAAAAGATAGAGCATTAGAAGAAATGACAGGCCCAGAGTTTAAGGCTGCATTTGGAGAAACTAAAACACAATACAGAAATAGTAGAAGAAATAAAATGTTTAAAAATAAAATGACAGCTAGTCGTGGCGGTATGAGTAAAAAGAAAAAATAATGTCACCTAAGAAACTACAAGCAGATAGCAAGTATGCAATGGCAGATGCAGACGGTGATGGCATCATAACAGATGATGAGATGGATCGTCACGAAAGATGGATACGCCTAGAGAACGAAGACAAGATGATGGATACGCAACGTACTATGGCTTGGTTAGCTATGGGTACAACCATTGTAACTGTAATACTATTACTTACACCTATCATTAATGTAGCTCGTATGGAGTCTGCATCAGGGTTTCTTAATACCTTTCTTGTAGCACAGATGGGTGTCGTATTAGGCTTTATGGGTGCTACAGCATTAACTAAAACTAAATCAAAAGAATAAAAATGCATAACGGGGTTGCAATATTATCTCTTTTATGTTATAACTAGATATGGTATAACTTACTAGTCAGTCAATAGTACTGACGTATGTACATAAAGGAGTTATACTATGTTTAAAAAACTACTAGAAAAATACCATGTATACATGGAAAATAGGGCTGCATACTACACTTTAATGAGTATGACAGAAAGACAACTACAAGATCTAGGAATATCTCGTGGTGAAATTAGAAGACTAACAGGATTCGGAGGATGATAATATGAGAAAGTTATTTCTTGCAGGTGCTATCGTTACACTAACAGCAATGTCAGCACAGGCTGAAGGCGTCATAAAGAGTGGCATTATGTCAATGTTTAAGCCTGATGCTACTGTAGAGTACGGCATTAAAACTAAAAAGTGGTCAGGTGATGTAGGCGTAACTGCAAACATTTCAAGACTATCAATTAGACCAGCGTTAGACTGGGGATATGCAAGCGGAGATTCTTTTAGTGTTTCTGGTGCATCAGTAAAGAGTACAATGGCTTTAAGTAACAGCCTGTCTGCTTACTCTGAACTATCTTTAGACAAAGACTTTAAATATAGTGACCTGTCAATCGGTGTCGCTATTACATTTAAATAGGGAGAATAAATATGGATTGGATTACTGGAAGACTTAAAGAGCCTACAACTTATCTAGCACTTGCTCTAGCAGGTGTAGGACTAGGTTTTATGTTCAGCTTGCCTATACTAACATGGGCAGGTATTATAGGCGGTATCTTTGGTATTGTATTAAAAGAAAAAGGTGGGGCAGAATGATGCCCTATCTAAATCGTATTCTACGTGCAATACTTGCTATGCCTTGTAACTGCTGTGACAAATGTCAGTGTGGTAAATAATGTTTGGGTTAGGTAATGTACTTGGCCCTATAGCTGGACTTGCTGGTTCATGGATTGAAGGCAAGACTGCTGTACAAAAGGCTAAAGCAACTAAAGATTTAAAGATTGCTACAGGTGAAATAGACTGGGATCTGGAAGCTATGAAAGCTACACAGAACTCGTGGAAAGATGAATGGTTGACACTGCTGTTAAGTGGCCCATTTATTTTAAGTTTCTGTGGGGATTGGGGCAGAGAGATTGCAGCAGCAGGATTTGCTGCGCTAGGAGAAGCACCACAATGGTACAGTTATTCTCTTGGAGTAGTCATAGCTGCATCATTTGGCATAAGATCTGCAACTAAGTTCTTTGGAGGAAAAAAATAATGGGCGATAACAAAAAAAGAACAGGCCATACAGACTATCGTAGTCTATCTAAAATAGCAAATAATATTAGAAAAACTATGCAAGAACAAAAAATACAAGAAGGTATTGATAGTACTTCTCCCGAAGGTGAAGATGCTATATTTATTGAAAAGAAAAATAAAAAATGAATAATAACTATAGTGCGTGTTTAGAAATAATACTTGAACACGAAGGCGGTTTTGTAAATCATCCTAAAGATCCAGGTGGCATCACAAATCACGGTGTCACTAAAAAAGTCTATGACAAATGGGTAGGCAGAGAGACTACACCTAAAGAGATGCGTGACTTGACGCATGAAGATGTAGCTCCTATCTATAAAAAGAATTATTGGAATAGAGCAAAGTGTGATCAACTTCCTAGTGGGGTTGATCTTTGTGTATTTGACTGGGCTGTTAACTCAGGAGTCTCACGATCAGCTAAAGCGTTGCAACGTATAGTCGGTGTAGAGCAGGATGGCGGTATAGGCCCGATGACTTTACAGGCTGTCGCTGAAGTAGACCCAGAAGATATAATAGAACAAATGCATTATACACGTCAAAATTTCTACGAGAAACTATCTACCTTTGATACCTTCGGTAAAGGGTGGACTAGACGTAACGATGAAACAAAAGAAAAAGCATTGGAAATGTTACATGGCTAGACAACTAACAGAACGACAACAAAAGTTTTTATCTGTGTTATTTGATGACGCAGGAGGAGATGTAGTAGCAGCAAAAAAGATAGCTGGATACTCTGATGCAACTAGTACTACTGAAGTTGTCAATTCTATGAAAGAAGAAATATTAGAAAGTACACAGAGTTTTATGGCTCGTAATGCTCCTAAAGCTGCAATGGCTATGGTAGGTGGACTATATGATCCTACTGAACTAGGCATACGAGATAAGATGGCAGCAGCTAAAGAGTTACTAGATCGTACTGGACTTGTTAAGACTGAAAAAGTACAAGTAGAAGCTAAAGGTGGGGTTATGTTAATGCCACCTAAAAATACGGTAGACGATGACTAAATCACTAGGTAGATGGAAGTTACCTCAACCGACAGATATAAAAGAAGACAATGAATGGGTATCAATACCTAAGATTTCTCGCACCATACCTTTTGGCTACGAAGTAGACGCAAAAGATAATGGCATATTAAACCCTATACCTGACCAACTAGATAAATTAGAAATAGCAAAACGTTATTTAAAACAGTATTCGTACAGAGAAGTATCTCAATGGTTAACTCGTAACACAGGTAGATACATATCTCACGTAGGTTTAATGAAAAGACTAGAGAATGAAAAAAGAAGAAACAACAAAGCTGCAAGCCTACGCAGATGGGCAGACTATGCGAAAGAGGCAATCGCCAAAGCGGAAAAAATTGAAAGCCAAAGAGTCGGTTCAAAAGAAGACAGCAGCAAAGAAGAAGCAAGAGCAATCTAAAGTAGTAGAAATAGATAAACTAGATCCTATTGAAACTCTTGAAGAACAACATAATGTTATATTTAAACCTAATGCTGGGCCGCAGACTGCGTTTCTTGCAGCAGGCGAAAGAGAAGTTCTTTACGGTGGTTCTGCTGGTGGTGGTAAAAGCTACGCTATGCTTGCCGATCCGTTACGATACATGGGGCATCCTGCATTTTCTGGGTTGTTGTTACGACACACTACGGAAGAGCTTAGAGAACTTATATTTAAGTCTCAAGAGATGTATCCAAAAATCTGGCCTGGAATAAAATGGTCAGAAAGAAAGATGCAGTGGGTCGCACCATCTGGCGCAAGATTGTGGATGTCATATCTTGATAGAGAAGATGATGCTTTGCGTTATCAGGGTCTAGCGTTTAGCTGGATAGGTTTTGACGAATTGACTCAATGGCCCACACCATTTGCATGGAATTACATGCGTTCTCGTCTACGATCCACTGCAACCGATTTACCAGTATACATGAGGGCTACTACCAACCCAGGTGGTAGAGGACATCACTGGGTAAAGAAAATGTTTATAGATCCTGCTTCAGTAAATACAGCATTTAATGCTACAGACATTGAAACAGGAGAAGAGTTAAAGTATCCAGCAGGTCACGAAAAAGCAGGTAAGGCTTTATTTAAAAGAAAGTTTATACCTGCAAGACTAAAAGACAACCCCTACTTAGCTGAACAAGGTGACTACGAAGCAATGCTTCTATCTTTGCCTGAACAACAACGTAGACAGTTACTAGACGGTGATTGGGATATTAAAGAAGGTGCAGCATTTACAGAATTTGATAGAAATGTACATGTCGTTGAACCCTTTGATATACCTAACAACTGGGTTAGATTTAGAGCATGTGACTACGGATACGGAAGTAAGTCAGGCGTTGTATGGTTCGCTGTATCCCCAAATGAACAGCTTATTGTATATAGAGAGCTATATGTAAGTAAAGTATTAGCTACTGATTTAGCAGACATGATACTAGAATTAGAAGCTGGTGATGGTGGCATGAGATACGGAGTACTTGACTCCTCACTATGGCACAAACGTGGTGACACAGGCCCATCTCTAGCTGAACAAATGGTACAACGAGGCTGCAGATGGCGACCTTCAGATAGATCAAAAGGATCTCGTGTCGCAGGTAAAAACGAAATACACAGGCGTTTACAGATAGATGAATACACAGAAGAACCTAGACTTGTGTTTTTTAATAACTGCACTAATATGATAGCGCAATTACCAGCACTACCAATAGATAAAAAAAATCCAGAAGATATTGATACAACTTCAGAAGACCACTTGTATGATGCGTTAAGATATGGTATTATGTCAAGACCAAGGTTTAGTATATTTGATTATGATCCCAATAGCTCTAAAACAAATAGAATGGCTATAGCAGATACAACGTTTGGATATTAAAGGAAAATAGATGGCAGAAGAAAACGAAGTATTTATTGAAGACGAAGTAGTTATGTTAGAAGATACAGAAGAGTCTGTTATTGAAGATGCTGATGTGTCTGCAATTATTCCTTTTATTATGGATAGATATAGACGTGCAGATGATTATAGACAGCAAGACGAAACACGTTGGTTAAAGTCCTACCGCAATTACAGGGGTTTATACGGTTCTGATGTACAGTTTACAGAAGCAGAAAAGTCTCGTGTATTTATTAAAGTAACTAAAACTAAAACGTTAGCTGCATACGGACAAATTATTGACGTGCTATTTGCTAACAACAGATTTCCACTTACAGTAGATCCAACAGAATTACCAGATGGTGTAGTATCAGATGTTAGTTTTGATCCTAACGAACCAGAACAAATTAGAGACAGAGAAAATGAAGATAGTCCATATGGTTTTTCTGGAGATGGTAAGGATATACCAGCAGGTGCTACAGAAAAAACTCTTATAGATGGACTTGGTGTTTTAGAAGATGACCTTAAAGGAATAGACAATTTAAAAATGGGTGTAGGAAAAACACCTACAGCAATTACTTTTAGCCCAGCTATGGTTGCCGCCAAAACAATGCAGAAAAAAATACAAGATCAACTGGAAGAATCCAGTGCATCTAAACATTTACGTAGCACAGCATTTGAAATGGCTTTATTTGGTACAGGCGTAATGAAAGGCCCATTTGCGGTAGACAAAGAATATCCTAATTGGAATGAAGAAGGTGAATACGATCCTACTATAAAAACTGTACCCCAAGTATCTCATGTATCTGTGTGGAACTTTTATCCTGATCCAGACGCAAACAATATGGAAGAAGCGCAATTTGTTATTGAACGACACAAGATGTCTCGTACACAAATGCGTGGCTTAAAGAAGCGACCCTATTTTAGAGCAGCAGTTATTGACGAAGCAATAGCTATGGGAGAAAACTACGATAAAGAAAGTTGGGAAGATGATTTATCTGATTATGCACCAGAACACGGCACAGAAAGATTTGAAGTATTAGAGTACTGGGGTATGTGCGACACAGAAATGCTTAAAGAGCAGGGTGTAGATATACCTGAAGAGCTAGAAGATACAGACGAATTACAAACTAATGTATGGATATGTAACGGTAAATTACTTAGAATGGTTATTAATCCATTTAAACCTGCACGTATACCTTACATGGCTGCTCCCTATGAACTTAATCCATACAGTTTCTTTGGTGTGGGTATAGCTGAAAACATGGATGATACTCAGACATTAATGAACGGTTTTATGCGAATGGCTGTTGACAATGCTGTATTATCTGGTAATCTTCTTATAGAGGTAGATGAAACAAATCTAGTACCAGGCCAAGACTTATCTGTATACCCAGGAAAAGTATTTAGAAGACAGGGTGGCGCACCTGGTCAGGCAATATTTGGTACAAAGTTTCCTAATGTTGCAGGAGAAAACTTACAATTATTTGATAAAGCTAGACAGCTATCTGATGAAAGTACAGGATTACCAAGTTTTTCTCACGGACAAACAGGTGTTACAGGAGTAGGTAGAACAGCTTCTGGTATCAGTATGTTAATGAATGCTGCTAGTGGTGGTATTAAAAACGTTATTAAAAATGTAGATGATTATTTACTTAGACCTTTAGGTGAGGGGCTGTTTAGATTTAATATGCAGTTTGACTTTGACCCTGAAATTAAAGGTGACTTAGAAGTAAAAGCTCGTGGTACAGAAAGTTTAATGGCTAACGAAGTAAGAAGCCAGAGACTGATGCAATTTATGCAAGTAGCATCAAACCCTGTTCTTGCGCCTTTTGCTAAGTTTGATTATATTATTCGTGAGATTGCAAAATCTATGGAATTAGACCCTGACAAAGTAACCAACAATATGAATGAAGCTGCTATACAAGCGGAATTAATGAAAGCCTTTCAACAGCCTGCACCAGAAGCTGCTGCTCCACAAGAAGGTGGGCCGCCACCTCCAGCAGGAACTAACCCAGCAGATCCAACAGGAGCAGGTGGTGGTACAATAGGCACAGGAATAGCACCTTCACCACAAGAACAGGGATTTAGCGGAAACAATGGACAAGGAAATACTCAGCAAGCTCAAGGGGCTGGTATCCAACCACCAGCAATGGAACAACTTCAGTAACTACTTAGAAAAACTTATAGAACAACAACATCGCACTATAGAACAGTCAGATAACATGATTGCGGTACACAGATCACAAGGTTCTATATATACGTTACGTAGGCTACAAAAACTCAGGGATGAAATATTAAATAATGGGTCTATTAAGTAAAGCAGGTAAAATAGCTAAAGTAGCTAAAAAAGTTACAGACACTAAAAAGTCTGCTGTCAGAAAAGTTTTTGATGAGCTACCCGAAGATGTAAAATCTGAAATGCCTTCGCAGCCAGATGATTTATCTGTATATGGATATCACGGAACCGCAAAAGAACGCAGTGCAGACAAACCTTTTTTTGACATAAACTTTGCTCGTAAGCAGGATCAGTTTATGGGAGAAGGCTTTTACTTTACAATGGATCCTGTTATAGCTGGTGAATACGCTAATACAAGAGCTATTGATTTAGCACCTGCAAAAGAATCTATACGAGGTCAAGAGGCTCTTAACATAATGAACGATCCAAAGGTAGATCGCAATTTATTAGGATCAGCGTTTACTACTAAAACCTCTGCTGCAAATATAGATATTTCTTCCGATGGAAGTTTAACAACATTTGATAGTTTAAAACAAGGAAAAGATATATATGGAAATCCTATAGGTGAAGGACAAAGTATAGCAAGATTTGATTTATCAGGATTAGAAAAACCTTATGTAGTTAAAAATAATAAAGAAAGATTATATTTAAAAGATAATATAGAAAAAATAAAAAAACAAGGTTATGACTCCGTTTTATTTGCAGAGTTTGGTGACAGATCAAAACAAATTATGGTTTTTCCTGAACACATGGATAAAATTGATACTACTGAAATGGCTTCTGCTAAACGTGCTTCAAGTAATTTTGCTGAACCATTAGAAATTGGAATAAATAAAGACTTAGAAGATGGTAAGTTTTTAAAAGAGTACAACGCTGAAACTGTAAGTTTATTAGATTCTCTTGTAAAAGACGCTACTGCAGGCAGCTCTACTAAAAATAAACTTATTAATAAACGTATAGAAGATGGAACAAAAGTAGGTATAAGATTAAATTTATCTTCTAAAATAGATGGTGCGCCTAAAGGCGTAGATAAATTACAAACTTTACATAAAAATAATTTTAATGGTAAGGCTCTGTCTTACGTTCCGTATGCTACCGTAGAAAATGTTATTTTTAATGTAAGTCAAAAGGGTAGAGCAGGTATTGCTTCTAAAAAATATGCACCTGACGTACCTGAAGCACAAAACAAATTTCCAGCTATGTCTGTAGATGGTAACTACAAACCTAACCGTAATATATTAAATGAACTAGATGATACGGTAGTAGAAATTGGTTTTAATCCTATGAATCTACATTTATTTGTAGATATGAAAACAGGTCAAGCAGTTAAAGGAGCAGACGTAGCTACTGTTATTGGAGATCGTGTTTATGCAAAAAATGTTACGTATCTAAAAAAAGCAGATGCTCCAGACCCCATAAAAGCATCTGATAAAACAGAGTTACCTAGTGAAGTTCGTTACAAGTTTGCGGATGGAGGTTTATTACCATCAAGTTTAACGCCAAAAAGATCTACTATGGCAATGAACCCAATACTAAAACATCACTATGAAAACATAGCTACAGGTAACGCAGTAGAAAACGAGGATGGGTCATTAAGCACTGTTAAAACTGCTATTGTAGAAATAGATGGTAAAGAAACACTTATACCTACAGTATGGAACGGAGAGATACTAGAGGGTGATAGATTAAAAGAGGCTATAGACAACGCAGTTAACAGTGGCATAAAATGGCCTAGCATTGATGCAGAAAATGTAAAGGCAATAGATAGACTAAATAACTTAGATAAACTTTTACATCAAGACATGGAACCTATTTCTAAAGAAGAAGCACAAAAAGTATTAGTAAAAGAGTTTAGTAAAAGACGTAATATTGACAACGGAATACAACGATTGTACGATACTACAAGAACTGAAGACGAGATAAACTTTAATACATTTAAAGATAAACCTGTAGTACAAGAAAAAAATGTTGGGAAAGGCTTATACGATAGGCTACGCAATACACCCATTATAAAAAATATAAAAAATGTTGACTTAACAGGAGAAAATAAAAGTATCCAATTTGGATTTGATTTTAATAAAGGTGGAACTCCCATGATGGAAAAACAAATGGAAATGTTTGAAGACGGTGGCCTTAAAGACCAAGGCGGCACAGTAGATCCTATGTCAGGTAACGATGTACCTGTAGGAAGCACACAAAAAGAAGTACGAGATGACATACCTGCACAATTAAGTGAGGGTGAGTTTGTATTTCCTGCTGATGTAGTTAGATACATAGGACTTGAAAAATTAATGAATCTTCGTCAGCAAGCTAAGATGGGATTAAAACGCATGGAACAAATGGGTCAAATGGGAAATAGTGATGAAGCTACTATGCCTGATGATATGCCATTTGGTATGGCTGATTTAATAGTTGTATCACCTGAAGGAAAAGAAGTAGAAATGGCAGAGGGCGGTGTAGTGCAAGCAGCTACTGGAGTTAATGTAACACCTAGTACTAGAGGATCTACTACTGGTGTAACTAGAAACAACAATGTAACTCCTGCAAGTTCTAATTTTTCAACTACTACAACAAGACCCTTAGTTACTGGAACAAGTAATACAGGCACTAGACCTAATGTTCCAACTTTTGAAAATGTTATGGGTCAGGCATCTATTACTCTAATACAATATCAAAATGCAGAAGGTGCTACACTGATGGTTCCACACATGGGTGGAAAACCTATATATCCAGTTCCTGCAGGTTACTTTGAGGTAAATTCTGATGGAACACCAGTAAATCCTGAAGACGTGCCAGCAGTAGGTACAGGAGATACTACAACAACGCAACCAGTAAAACCTATTGAAGTGAGTGACGGCCCAGATAAAGATATAATAGGAATGGTTCCAGGTTCTGTAGGCAGTGCGGCTAGTTCTATATCTGCAACAAGTAGTATGGCAGATTTAATGACAGGCAAAAGAGAACCTACTATGTTAGAGAAAATGTATATAGGATCAAAGGCTCAAATAGCTGTAACTGAGGCGCAATTAAAGGCTGCAGGAATAAGGTCTACAGGTAATGCAGAAAGAGACTTGTTAGCTATTTCTTTATATAACTCAACTATGGAAGGAAAACGGTCTGGAATAGTACCAAATTCAGAAGAAGATATTAAAAACAAAAAAGATATAGAGGATTTAAAAACTAAATATGTAGGTAAAAATACAAAATTAGCTAATCAACAAATGACTAAAAAACAAACATTTACGCCCCCAGCAGAAGAACAGATAACTAAGGTAACACCTACAGCACAACAGATAGCTAATCAACAAATGAGTACAGATCAAAGCTTTACACCTACAGCACAACAGATAGCTAATCAACAAATGAGTACAGATCAAAGCTTTACACCTACAGCACAACAGATAGCTAATCAACAGATAGCTAATCAACAGATGACTACAAACCAGATGTACACACCTGATGCAACACCTACAGCACAACAGATAGCTAATCAACAGATGACTACAAACCAGATGTACACACCCGATGTAACACAAACATCGTCAATAGACACACAAAAAATGTTAGATGCGTATAAAGACTATAACCCCTATTCTACCGTACCTAAAGTAACTAATTTTAGTGATCCAGATGTACAAACACCCCCTAAAGTAGAAGAAGTCGTAAATGTTTTAACAGAAAAGGGAATAAAAAATGTATATACTCCTTCAAAAGATTATGCAAACGTTGATTTTGGAGAGTATAACCCACCACAAGCATCCCTTGATCAATACAATCTTGCTAATCCAACGTATGCAGATACAACATCAGACAAATCGTTTATTGAACAACTGTTTGATAAAGACTTGCAGGCTGCAAAAAGGGAGAATACACAAAAAGAAATTGCATCGTTTAGACCATCAGCAAACATGGTAGCACAAGAAGAAATAAGAGCAAGAGATGCAGAAGAGTTTGCCCAAACAGAAGCTAAACGTGCTGAAGAGGAACAGATAGCTGCACAACAACAATTAGCACAATTAATGGCAGAAGAAGAGCGTTCTAAACCAGATGCACCAGAAGTATCAATAGGCGGCCCTGCAGGTATAGGTGGCGTAAGTGTCGGTGAAGCAGGCAGAGGTGGCGGCCCAGATCGTGGAGGTGATGCAGGCGGTGGAGGCTTTGGCGGTGGAGGCGGTAACTCATATGGAGGTGGCCCAATGAACAAAGGTGGCCTAGCCGCAAAAAAACCTAAAAAGAAACTGACAAAAAAATACAAGAAAGGTGGTTTAGCTGCATCTAAAAAATAGCTAAATATGACTGGCTACTCATCCCCCTACCAACATAGGCTACGGTGGCCCCAGTAAAAGGAGACAGAAATGTCTGACGCAGTAATGGCAGAAGAAGTAAAGCCAGAAGAAAAAGTAGCATTTGCAAATCGTAAATACTCAAATGAAGATAGAATTAAAAAAGAAGAAGAAGAACTAGCAGAACTAATTGCAGAACAAAAAGGTGAAGCTAAAACAGAGGAAGAGGCAGAAGAAAAAGAACCTACTAATGCTGAAGAAAAAAGCTTTAAAAAAAGATACGGTGACTTACGTAGACATTCACAAAAACAACTACAGGAACATGTAGATAAAATAAATACTTTACAGAAGCAATTAGAGCAGTCCACTAAACAAGAAATTAAACTACCTAAGTCTGACGAGGATATTGAGGCATGGGCTAAAGATTACCCTGATGTCGCAGCCATAGTAGAAACTATAGCAATTAAAAAGGCTAAAGAACAAGCGTCTGGCTTAGAAGCTCGTGTAAAAGAAATAGACGAAATGCGAGAAAAGGCAAACAGAGATAGAGCAGAAGTAGAGTTAATGACTGCACATCCTGACTTTGCTGACATAAGAGACAGTGATGAGTTCCATGAATGGGCTGAAGAACAACCTAAATGGATTCAAGATGCTTTATATGAAAATGACAGTGATGCAAAAGCAGCATCAAGAGCTATAGACTTATATAAAGCAGACAAAGGTATTAAAACTAAAAAGCCTTCTTCGGGTAAGGATGCAGCTAAAGCAGTATCTAAAACAAATAGCAGAAGTGAGCCTGCTAGTGAAGAGGCTGGAGTTATAAAAGAATCAGTTGTGCAAAAGATGTCTGCACAGCAATACGAGAAAAATGCAGATAAAATTATGGAAGCTATACGATCAGGTAAGTTTGTATATGATATATCTGGCAATGCTCGTTAAAAAGGTATTGACATATTTATACAATTGTGTATAACTATATGTACAATGTAGTTGCGTAGCCTCTGTAAAGATTACCTACGCAACTTAATAATAGCAAACAGCAATAATAATATAGACTACCTAAAGTCTTTTGGCCCATTGATGTAGAAGTCGGCCAACTTTTACTAAAATGCACCCTATAAGATTTAGCCACTACATGAATACTTGTTTCGTTTGCATCTGTAGAAAATCCAAAGGAGAATTAAAATGGCATTTTCAACTGCGGCTGGGTATGGTAACTTACCTAACGGTAACTTCTCACCAGTCATATACAGCAAACAGGTGCAACTTGCGTTTCGCAAAGCATCTGTTGTAGGAGCTGTAACGAACTCCGACTATTTCGGAGAAATCGCTAACATGGGGGATTCGGTTAAAATTATCAAAGAACCAGAAATCACCGTGAAAGAGTACGCACGAGGTACAACTATTACACCTCAAGATCTTGATGACGAAGATTTTTCATTGACCATTGACAAAGCAAATTACTTTGCATTTAAAGTTGATGACATTGAGGAAGCACATTCACACGTCAACTTTCAAGACCTTGCAAGTGATCGTGCTGCTTACCGTTTGGCTGACCAATTTGACCAAGACGTTCTTGGTTACTTGTCAGGTTACAAACAATCAGCATTGCATGGCACAGCAAATGCAGTTAACACAACCGTAAATGGTTCAGTTGCTGTATCTACTGCTGCTACTAACGAGTTATTAGCATCTATGCAAGTAGACGCTGCTGACTTTAATAGTGGTACAAGCGGTAACTCAATCGTTGCTGTTCCTCGTGCAAGCGGAGATAGCTTAAACACAACTACTGCTAAAGCATCACCATTGTCAATCATCGCTCGTATGTCAAGAAAACTTGACCAACAAAACGTTGACACAACTGGTAGATGGCTTGTAGTAGACCCAGTGTTTGCAGAGCTTCTTCAAGACGAAGACTCACGTCTTCTCAATTCTGACTTCGGTGGATCTGGCTTACAAAACGGATTAATCTTGAACAACGTTCATGGATTTAAAGTTTACATGTCAAACAATCTACCTGCAGTTGGTAACGGTGCAACTGGTGCAACATCAACAGGAAGCACACACTTTGGTGTGATCGTTGGTGGTCATTCATCAGCAGTTGCAACAGCAGACTCAATCAATAAAACAGAAACCTACAGAGATCCTGATAGCTTTGCTGATATTGTTAGAGGTATGCATATGTACGGCAGAAAAATATTGCGCCCAGAGGCTTTAACTCGTGCAATATATGTTTCTGGTATATAAGGGGGGATTAGATAATGGCTACAATTACAGCAACACTTGCTAATACTCACGGTTCTTCTTCAAGAGGAAGACAACCTTATTACGTTCAACAAATCGTTGACCTAACAGCTAACAGCATTAATCCTAATGGTGATGTAGTACAGTGTCTTACTGTACCTGCAAACACCAAAATTATTGCTGCAGGTTTTCAGGTAACTTCAAGTGCTACACAAAATACTGGTACTGATGCAACAGCCGCTCTTGGCACTGGTGCAGATGACAACGAGTATGTAACTGCATTTGACATTGACGGTGCATCTGACGGAGCATACGCTCCTAGTGTAACTGTTTCTGCTGACCTAGTTATTACGTCAGCCGATACTCTAGACTTAACACTTGCAGGTGGAGGAGCTTCCTTTACAGCAGGTGAAATCAGAGTATTTGCTGTTTTACAAGACGTTAGTGACATCGGTGAGATGGAAGCAGACGAAGTTGATCGTGATCAACTAGCATAATAATATTTAGTGAGGCAGGGCAACTTGCCTCACTTTTTATCATAGGAATTACAATGGCTGAAACATACCTTACGTTAACAAATAAAGTTATAGCTAGATTAAATGAAGTTGAGTTAACATCATCTAATTTTACATCTGCTAGAGGAATACAAGTACAGTGTCAAAACGCTGTCAACGAAGCTATTCGTTATATTAATCAAAGAGAATACAATTATCCTTTTAACCACGCTACAGCAACTCAAACGTTAACAGCAGGTACAGTAAAATACAGCGTTCCTACTTCTACAAAAGTAGTAGACTATAATACATTTAGATTAGTAAAAGATTCAGACTTAGGCAATGGATCTATAAGTCTAAGTCCACTAAATTATAATGAGTATTTAAATAGCTACGTAGAACAGGAAGATGAAATACAAACTACAACACTAAGTCAATCTCACACTGACTCAGTTACTACGCTAACTGTAGCAAGCACTACAGGATTTGATAGTTCAGGAACTGTATATGTAGGCAATGAAGTTATGACTTATACAGAAGTGGGATCGTCTACAACTCTTACTGGAGTTACTCGTGGTACAGGTGGGTCAACTGCTGCTGCACATGCAAGCGGTGTACAAGTTGCTCAGTTTGATAACGGAGGAATACCTAAGTATGTTGTAAGAACACTTGACAATAACTATATACTATATCCTTTTCCAACAAAATCTTATTCACTAAAATTTGATTACTTTACTTTTCCATCAGATTTATCTGCACACGGAGATACAACAACTATACCTGATAGATTTGCTGCTGTTATAATAGATGGTGCTACAGCTTTTGTGTATCAGTATCGTGGTGAAATGCAACAATATGGTGTAAGTTTTGCTAGATTTGAAGACGGTATTAAACACATGCAAACATTATTAGTTAATAGGTACGACTATTTACGATCAACTTATATACCACAGGCTACAAATTATATAGGATCACGAACATCAACTAGGACTATTTAATGCCTGAAACTTCACAAATAAATCCAGTAGCTTTTAACTGCGAAGGAGGTTTAGTATTAAATAAATCTACTTTTTTAATGCAACCAGGAGAAGCGTTAGAGTTACAAAACTTTGAACCTGATATTGGTGGTGGCTATAGAAGAATAAACGGTTTTAAAAAATACATTAACCATATAGTTCCTCAGACATCCTCTTCTTCTGAATCTATATTAATGAATACTGTATTTGCTGATAAAGTAATAGCAGCTAGAGGTGAAAAAATATGGAGTGCTGCATCAACTACTATGACGATTGCTATAACTGCAGATACTTCTATGTCAGGCTCTGGAACAATTAATGTTTTTAGTACTTCTGGATTTACTTCAAGTGGTACGTTACAGATAAACAGTGAAATATTTACATATACAGGTATAACTTCTTCTACCTTTACGGGTGTAACTCGTGCTACATCATCTACTACAGCAGCAGCTCATGCAGTAAAAGACATAGTTTCAGAAAGTTGGACTGTAAGAGATACAGGAAGAACAAACGCAGCAAAGTATTCTTTTGAAAAGTTTAACTTTGACGGCAACGATAAAATAATTGTAGTTGATCAAACTAATGCACCTACAGTTTTTAATACGTCTTTTTCGGCTACAGATGTAAGTGAAAGTAGTGTTGCAGGTGCAAAACACGTAACTGCATTTAAAGGACATATGTTTTATTCAGGTATGTCTAGTACCCCCGAAGAAATAGTATTTAGTCAACCTTTTGATGAAGATGCTTTTAGCAGTGGATCAGGTGCAGGTAGTATTAAGGTAGATGACACTATTGTAGGAATGAAAACATTCCGTGAAGATTTATTTATATTTTGTGAAAATAGAATATTTAAACTATCAGGTACGTCTTCTTCAAACTTTGCAATGTCTCCTGTTACTCGTAACATTGGTTGTATTAATGGAAATACTATACAAGAACTTGCAGGTGATTTAATTTTCCTTGGCCCAGATGGTTTAAGAACTGTTGCAGGTACAGCTAAAATTGGTGACGTTGAGCTTGGTACAATAAGCAAAAATGTACAGCCTTTATTTGATGAACAAATAGATGATGCTGCAGTCTTTGAAAGTGTTGTTATACCAGAAAAAACACAATACAGATTATTTTTTGCTAAAGAGGGTCAGGCACCATCATTAACTAAAGGCGTTATATGTGTACGAAAAAGTGAAGGTTATGAGTTTTCTGAAATTAGAGGCTTAAAACCTTCTAGTACAGATACAACAATAGACACAGGTGATGTATTAATATTACACGGAGACTATACTGGATATGTAAATAGACAAGAAGTAGGTAATGACTTTGATGGTACTGTTATATTTGGTAAATATAGAAGTCCTGACTTAGGTTTTAACGACTTAGGTATCAGAAAACACATGCAAAGAGTTATAATTAACTACAAACCTGAATCTGCTATTGACGCAGATTTATTTTTAAGGTATGATCAAGAATCAGCAGAGTCTGCTAGACCTGCTGCATATCCTTTAGATTCTACAAAAGTAGCTGCTCAATACGGAGTTGCTACATATGGATCAACAAGTACCTATGGTGGTACAACACAACCTTCTGTAAGACAATCAGTAGAAGGGTCAGGGTTTACAATAGCTTTAAGAGTAAATGATGGGGGTTTAACTGCTCCTTATTCTCTTAAAGGATTTCAATTAGAATATCAAATAGGAGCTAGAAGATAAATGGGTGCTACATATACAAGACAGTCCTCTTATACTGACGGAGATGTAATTACAGCAGCAGATACTAACAACGAATTTGATCAGTTGTTAGCTGCATTTGCTGCATCTACAGGACACACACACGATGGTACAACTGCTGAAGGTGGCCCAATAACTAAACTGTTAGGTACTTCTATTACTATTGGTGATGCTACAGCAGGTACAGATATAACAGTAACATTTGATGGTGAGTCAAATGATGGTGTATTTAAATGGATGGAAGACGAAGACTACTTTGAGTTTTCTGATGACATACTTGTAGCTAGTACAGAAAAAATACAGTTTCGTGATACAGCAATATATATTAACTCTTCAGCAGATGGACAGTTAGATCTTGTAGCTGACACAGAAATACAGATAGCAGCTACTACAGTAGATATAAATGGTGCAGTAGATGTTTCTGGTAATTTGTCTGTAGGTGGTAACTTAGATGTTACTGGTACATTTGATCTTAGTGATTCTAACTTTACAAATGCAGGTAATATACAACTTGATAGTATATCAGGTGATTCAGACACAAACACTAGTATTACATTTAGTGGTTCAGATGTTATTACAATAGCTAACGCAGGTACAAACCAAGTTACATTTAATGATGGTTCTATTGCTCCTGTAACTGACTCAGATGTAGACTTAGGTACAACTAGCTTACGTTTTAAAGATGTTTACATAGATAGTGCTACAGTTACGGGTCAAGTTGCAGCAGCTTCATTAGACATTTCTGGCGATATTGATGTAGATGGTACTACTAACTTAGATGTAGTAGATATTGATGGTGCAGTAGATATGGCTAGTACATTAACAGTAGCTGGAGTTTTAACTGGTGCATCTTTAGATATTTCTGGAGATATAGACATTGATGGAACTACAAACTTAGATGTTGTTGACATTGATGGTGCAGTAGATATGGCTTCAACTCTTCAAGTTGATGGTGTAGCAACCTTTACTGGTAGAGATATTCATAGTGGTGGTATTACTATTGCTAATGCTGGACAAATTGGTTCTGTTGGAGATGCAGATGCAATCGCTATTGCAAGTGATGGTGTAGTAACACTTACACAAAAACTAGTAGGTACAGAATTAGATATATCTGGCAACGTAGATGTAGACGGTACAACAAATCTTGATGTAGTAGACATTGATGGTGCAGTAGATATGGCTACGACTTTAGCAGTCGCTGGAAATGTAGACTTTAATGGTGACTTAGATGTAGATGGCACTACTAACTTAGATAACACAGACATAGATGGTACACTTGTCGTTGATGGATCTAACATATCATTAGACAGTACATCCACATTAAACATTGATAACTCTAATACAACAAATGGTATTACTATAGGTACTGCAACCTCTGGTGTACCTGTATCTATTGGTCACACTACATCTGAAACTACAGTAAATGATAACTTAACTGTTACAGGATCTACTACTTTAGCTGCTACTTCTTTTGGAGATGCAAACATAACTAATGTAGGTGATATTGCTCTTGACTCTATTAGTGCGGATGGAACAGATATTAATATTGCAGTTACTGACAACTCTGCTACTGCTCTTACAATTAAACAAGGCTCAGATGCGTATCTTATTGTAGATACAGCAAATAGTAGTGAGTCTGTATCTATCGGTACAGGTGTATCAGGAACAGCAATTACTATAGGACACGGTACATCTGAAGTTACTTTTGGAGACAATGTTACAGTAACAGGTGATTTTACTGTCAACGGAGCAACTACTACAGTCGCTACAACTAATTTAACTGTTACAGACCCACTAGTTAAATACGGGCAAGGTTATACTGGTACAGCCTATGACCAAGGTTTTATTATTACTCGTGGAGATGGATCAAGTAGTAACACAGCAAACAGAGGCTTTATCTGGGATGAGTCTGCTGATGAGTTTGCAACCATTGCAGCTAATACAGAAGCAGGAACTACCGCAGGTAACGTAACTATAAATGACTATGCACCTTTACACGTAGGAGCAATAACAGCAGATGATAACTCTACGTTCTCAGGTGAAATTGCTGCAGCTTCACTAGACATCTCAGGTGATATAGACGTAGACGGTACAACTAACCTAGACGTTGTAGATATTGATGGTGCTGTGGATATGGCATCTACTCTTGGAGTGGCAGGAGTATTAACGGCCAACGCTGGTGTGGTTGTAGATAACATTACTATAGATGGAAACGAAATTGATGTAAGTTCTGGTGATTTAACACTTGATGTAGCTGGTGATTTAATTTTTGACAGCGATGCTCCAAACTGGAGAATGAAAGATAATGGAACTTCTATATTAGAGATCGCTTCTATAAGCAGTGGCCCTGGTTTTTTTAGTGCTGTTTCAGATGCGGATATGCATTTTAAAGGTAATGATGGCGGCTCAGCTATAACAGCCCTGACCCTTGATATGTCAGAAGCAGGTGCGGCTACGTTTAATTCTACTGTAACCTCAACAGGATTTATTTCTACTACAGCAGGTACATCTAACTTCAGAGCAGGTGTCAACGCTGGTAACTCAATAACATCTGGCGGTGTTAAAAACGTGGTTGTAGGTGATGAGGCTGGTACGGCAATCACGACTGGAGACCAGAATACTTTTGTTGGTTATCAAGCTGGTGATGCGACTACTACGGCTAATAATAACACTGGTATAGGAAATAACGCTTTAGGTGGAAACATTCTAGGTTCATACAATGTAGCAATAGGTAAAGATTCTTTAGAAGAAATGAACCCAGCTAGTGCTACTGATATGTATAACACAGCAGTTGGTGCAGCCGCAGGACAAAAAATAACCACAGGTACAGAGAACACTATAATCGGTGGACTTGCAGGTGATGCTCAAACTACTGCTAGTTATAATACAATTATTGGTTCTATAGCAGGGTCAGCACTTACTACGGGAGGAGAAAATACTGTTGTCGGCAGAGCGGCTTTGTTTGCAGGAACAACTGGTACACAAAATGTTGCTATTGGAGTTGAGGCTTTATCGGCAAATACAACTGGGC